GCTATATTGCCTAATGCATTGTTTGAGTATAGTGTATGCAATTATCATTTTACTCTTAGTGTGTTAAGTAAAACAGAGTATAATGGTAATACTTACATTGATAATACTAGAGTTGGAAAAATTATCCTAGCTAGTGCAGGTGCTGCCAAAGAAGAAGATTTAATTACTACAGCGGCTGGTAAACTTGATTTTTATCTTGACAATTTAAAAATTACAGGTATGGCTGGTCTAAATGAAAATACAGGAAATACTAATGCTTTAACAATAAGTTTTCAGGTTTTTGAACCTTATAGCATGGGTTTATTTTTTCAAGCATTACAAGCAGCAGCATTTGAACAAAAGTATTTAAATTATGCTGATGTTCCGATGTTGTTAACAATAAAGTTTACAGGACATTATGATCCAGATAATTTAATGATTGAAGATAAACTCAGTAAAAAGTTTATACCTTTAAAAATTCGTGAAATTAATATGAGTGTCACTCGTAAAGGTTGCTTTTATGATGTTGAGGCATATCCATTTAATGAAGGCGGGTTCAGTGATACTTACAATGAAATGAAAACTGACACTCAGATAATTGTAGACGATAACGTACCGAAAACTATAGAGCAATTATTAAGGAAAAGTGAAAAAAGTCTTAAGCACGTGGTTAATCAATACTACAAAAATCGTGTTAAAAAGAAGGATGTTCTTTATTACGACGAGATTGATATTGTATTTCCAGATGAAAGCAGAGATGATGAGTCATTGAATAGAATCGGAGCAGCAAAATTAGGATTTGACAACTATAATAAAGGAGAAACTGGTTTTGCAGAAGATAACTTTGTCTATGAAGATGGAGTCTATAAGCGCGGCAAAATGAAAGTTAATTCTAATAACGGTTTATATACCTTTGATCAAGGACAGTTAATTACAGATATTATAAATCAGGTAATTATTACCAGTGATTATGTAAAATGGGCGTTAAAGAAAGAAAATTGGACTGCACAAGGACAAATACGTTGGTGGAGAGTAGATAGTAAGACGTTTTTCAAAGGTGCAGAAGATCCTATAACTGGGTATTGTCCTAAAAAAATAGTTTATAGAGTAGAAGAATATCTTGTAGATGCACAGAAGAATGCCACAGCTAATAGTAAAAATCCCGGTGTTGAAAACAAATGGAATGAAGTAGTTAAAAAATACTATTACAATTATACAGGAAAAAATTTAGACATTATTGATTTAAGATTAGAGTTTAAAAACGGTTTTTACAGAGCATTAACTGCTGATATGGGGAAAAATTCCGAAGGGCAACAAGGTGTAGCTCAGTCTACTGGAGGTTCTAACGCAGAAAAGATCGGAGAGCCAGATGATCCAGCAGGTAGTGGTGCCAGTCCTGCTAGTCATAATGCTCCTGATACAATCAAACCTGTATTAACAAAAACATCTACTGCTAATCAAGGGGGTGCCTTTCAAGCAGATGATCCAGCTACTTTAGCAGCTAGGCAATTTCATGATTTAGCCACTAAAGGATATGATATGTTAAATCTTACTATGTCAATATTAGGAGATCCTTTTTATATTACTAGCAGTGGCACTGGGAATTATCGTGCTGGATTTACAGAAAGACAAAATGTTAATCAGGATGGTGAAATGAGTTATGAGAATGGGGAAGTTTATATTGCAGTGTACTTTAGAAATCCAGTCGATCTAACTCCTAGTTATTATATTCCAGAGTTTAACTCATTATACGATTTTGGAAATCAAGAAACACAATTTCAATTCAGTGGGTTGTTTAGAGTATTACAAATTAATAGTAGTTTTGCAAGAGGAAAATTTACGCAAGAACTACAGTTAGTTAGAGTACCTAATCAAGATAATCCTAGTGTTCCTGAAGCTAAGAATGTTGTACCTAAGATTTCTACTCCTAGGGATGATGATCAAGGTATAGAACTTGCAACACCGTTAGAAGAAGCAGATAATGCAGAATTTACAGGATTAGGAAGTAGTGAAGTGGAGTGGCAAGAATCATTGGAACCAACTTATGAACAAGAAACTTATGCACAAGAACTTGGAGATACAGACCTATGAGTGAAGAATATAGGCCGTCGCCGAATAGCTCAACTAAAGATGGTAGTCCTTGTCTAGCTAAGGTCATCAGTGTAGTTGATCAAACTTATAACGGAGTTCTTGAAGTCCAGTTAATGAGGGAAGTGGGAAGTGATGATGCTGCCAGTTCTCAAATCAGAACAGTAAAATATCTTAGTCCTTTTTATGGAGTTACCAGCTACGATTATCTAGGGCAAGATCCCGATACACACGATCAAACTCAAAAAAGTTATGGATTTTGGATGGTTCCTCCTGATGTAGGCAGTTATGTTGTTTGCATTTTTCTCAATGGAGATGAAAAGAAAGGGTACTGGATTGGATGCCCTTTAATGAATGAAAATATGAATTTTAGTACGCCAGGATTTGCTGCTACTGAGTATATTGTAGAAGATAGTAGAAATACTAACCTTGAAAAAACTAGGGTTCCTGGAACTGAATATAACAAAAAGATTCATGAAGGTAATGAAGATGGAACTAGAAAGTTAAAGCCAGAGCATCCTTTAGCCAGTTTTTTAGAGAAACAAGGATTGCTCAAAGATGATGTTAGAGGTATTACGTCAAGTAGTGCTAGACGAGAAGTTCCTAGTATGGTGTTCGGTATAAGCACACCAGGGCCAATTGATAAATCTGGTAAAACGGGTAAAGTTGGCAAAGCAGAAAGTAAAATTAATAATGCTTTTGTAAGTAGATTAGGTGGCAGTAGTTTTGTCATGGATGACGGTGATGATAAATGGGAGCGAGAAACTTTACCTAGTAAAGGTCCACCTGTTTATAAAAATGTAGAAGAGGGTGAAGGAGGACTAAGAGATAGACCTCACAATGAACTACTCCGTTTAAGAACTAGAACTGGTCATCAAATATTAATGCATAATAGTGAAGATTTAATTTATATTTGTAACAGTAGAGGAACTGCCTGGGTAGAGCTCACAAGTGACGGCAAAATAGATGTATTCGCTGAGGATAGTATTAGTATAAGAACTAAACAGGATTTTAACTTTATTTGTGATAGGGATTTTAATTTAGAAGTGTTTCAGAATTTTAATATTAAAGTTCATGGAGAAATGCATACACACGTAATGAAAGATAATGTGCTAATTGTAGACAAGGATCAGAAGATTCATATACGTGCTAGAAAAGATGAAACTATTGAAGAAGAGTATCGACAAACAGTAAATGATCATGTCAAAAAATACTATGCTACTGACTATACTCATAATGTAGATGGAAGATTAGATTGGCGTATAGCTAAAGGTGTTAGTTTTACAGCAGGTCAAGGTGCCTCAGGAGCCAAGTTTGCACCCTTTACTGGAAGAGAGGATGACCCTGCCAATCCTGTAGCCAATGACGGAGAAATTACTACCCCAGTTGAAGATGTCAATGGGGAAACTCCAGATCGAGTTGATGTTATTATTAATAAAGATATGCGTATTTGGCATATTAATGGACATAATGTAGACCATCATATCACAGGCTATGTTAAGACTAAAGTTGACGGTGATTATGATTTAAAAACAGAAAGTACCTATGAGCATACTAATCAAGGAGGTATGGATATACGGGTCGAAGGAGGTCATTATCAGTTGTTTAGTCAAAGTGAAATGAACGTTCATACAAACAGTACATTGAAAATACATTCTGATAGCGATATGGATCTTCATACTCCAGCAAATTATAAATTATACTCTGGATCCAATATGGATGTTCATACTCCAGCAAATTATACATTATATTCTGGCGCCAATATGGATATGAAAGCCGGCGGCCATGTTTATACAACCAGCGGTGGTACCAATGAAACTAGTGCTGGAGGAAACATAATAGAGACTGCTCCACAAATTCATATGAATGGTCCAGGAGCTGCCACTGCTGCTACTGCTGCTACTGCTGCCGAGGCTCCTGAAGCTACACCAGCTGAACCTCCAGAACATCCTGAAGAAGCAAGAATCAGTGCCAAAGGAACATTATTCTGTGAATTAAAAACTATAACATTGCCTGATATTTCAAGCCAAGATGATTGGCAAGGTTCCGCTACTAAAGATGTAATTATGCGTAGGATGCCAACTCCTGAGCCTTACCCTCATCATGAAAACTTAGATCCTGAGTTGGTTAAATCAGGACCTACACAGAGAGATCATTTTAATCCTAGAGGTACAGCATTTCCCTTTAGGTACAAAGGTGGAGATTCAAAAGAGATAGCAAGTCATTGGAGAAAGTATAGTACTGACATTGATACTTTCAAACGTAATCCTCCTGTAGAACAAAATGCAGAAGATGAAGGGACATGGGGCATATGACAGCAAGTAGCAAATTATATGATAAAATTACTTTAACTAATGCTAAAACTAAACCAGCATTAGGATCTAAAACTTATAGAGGTTTTAGCACTGTTTCAACAGATGGGAACAGTTTTAGCCTGTATGATTTACAATTAATAAAACAAGATTTAATTAATAATTTTCATATACGTATGGGTGAAAGACTAGAACAACCAGAGTTTGGTACTATTATATGGGATATATTGTTTGAGCCTTTAACTGAAGATTTGAAGGCTGCTGTGATCAGTAACGTAGAACAGATTATAAATTATGATCCTCGTACTCGTGCAGATCAGGTCATTGTGACTACTTACGAGTCGGGAATACAAATTGAATGTGTGTTGACCTATTATCCTTATAATATACAAGAAGCTTTGCAGCTTAGATTTGACCAAGAAAACGGTATAGTTATAGGTTAACTACCTAGTTTATTTGTAAAATAAATATATAAAACTGGAATAAAGATGTCAATAACCGATAGACAAAATAGATTATTAGTTGCTGAAGATTGGCGTAGAATATATCAAAGTTTTCGTAATGCAGATTTTCAGAGTTATGATTTTGAAAATCTTCGCAGGGTAATGATAGCCTATATTAGAGAAAACTATCCTGAAGATTTCAACGATTATATTGAAAGTAGTGAATATCTAGCCTTAATTGATTTGATGGCTTTTTTAGGGCAAAGCATAGCCTATCGTATCGACCTTAATAGTAGAGATAACTTTTTAGAGTTAGCAGAGCGCAGGGAAAGTGTTCTTAGATTAGCTAGACTATTAAGCTATAATGCCAAACGTAATATTGCTGGCAGTGGTCTGCTTAAAATTACTAGTTTACAAACAACCCAAAATGTTTTAGATAGCAACGGACGAAATTTAGCTGGTCAGGTTATTACATGGAATGATCCTAGTAATTCAAGTTGGTATGACCAGTTTATTAAAATACTAAATGCAGCACTTCCTGCCACTAGACAATTTGGAAATCCGGAAGATAAGAAAACAATTTATGGTATTCCTTCTGAGCAATATAGGTTTCAAAGTAGTAATTTAGATGTACCTATTTACAGCTTTGATAAAAGTGTTGATGGTAGAACAATGACATTTGAAATAGTTAGTTCTACTTTTAAAAATAAAGAAGAAATATACGAAGAGCCTCCTAATCGTGGTAATAGGTTAGCTTTTTTATATAGAAATGATGGAAAAGGAAATGCCAGTTCTAACACTGGGTTTTATATGTATTTTAAGCAAGGACAATTAAATCAAGGTACATTTAATTTTACTCAGCCTTCTACAAATGAAACTTTAGATATTGATGCAGCCAATATTAACAACGATGACATATGGCTTTATAGATTGAGTAGTCAAGGTGCTGAATCAGAATATTGGCAAAAGTTAAGCAGTATTGAAGGTAATAATGTCATTTACAATAGTTTAGAAAAATCTATAAGGAATTTTTATACAGCAATTACTCGTGCTAATGATAAGGTAACATTACAGTTTAGTGATGGTGTTTTTGGAAATCTGCCTTTAGGTAGTTTTAGAGTGTATTATAGAACCAGCGAAGGTATAAGTTATACAATTAATCCTAGAGATATGAGAAACATAAGCATTGAAATTCCTTATGTAAGTAATTTTAATCAACCAGAAAGTGTTCTTATTACTCTTAGTTTAGTAACTAGTGTAAACAATAGCAGTCCTACTGAGAGTTCAGTGAACATAAAGCAAAGAGCTCCTGCAACTTATTACACGCAAAATAGAATGATTACTGCGGAAGATTATAGCCTTAGCCCATTTAGTGTAAGTCAACAAATTGCTAAGGTTAAAGCCGTTAATAGATCTAGCAGTGGGATAAGTCGTTATTTTGATTTAGTAGATCCTACTGGAAAATATAGCAAAACGAATTTATTTGCTGATGACGGTGTAATATATAAAGAAGAATTTGTTGATAGTTTTCAATTTAAGTTTACTAGTAAAACTGATATAGAGAGTATAATTTATAATCAACTCTATGACTATCTATCTAGGAATAATTTACGAGATTACTATTATGACAAATTTACAAAAATAATCCCAACCGATACATTTTGGACTAGTATAACTGAAGAAACAAATTTATCCACTGGATATTTTAAAAGTAGCTTTTCTGCACAGGCTCTAAAAGTTGGGACATATACTAGTAGTCTATTAAAGTCTATACTACCAGGAGCATTGCTTAAGTTTAAAGCTCCGGGAAGTTACTATTTTAATACATTAGATAATAACAGTCTTACAACAACGAATAATCAATACGGAGTTCAAAAATATCTTTTCGCTAAAGTGATTGCTGTTGCAGGAGATGGAACCAATGGTGGCTCAGGAATATTAACTTCGGGATTTGGAACAATAAAGTTAAATGATATTATACCTAATACTGCTGAGTTAGCTCAAATAATTGCGCCTTTTAAAACTACATTAAACACTAATGTGATTAGTACAGTGATTGATTTAATATATGCACATAAGCCATTTGGTTTAAGATATGATATAGCTACAAGCTCTTGGGCTATTATTTTTGAGGTAAACTTAAATTTAGTAGATAATTTTAGTCTAGCGCAGTCGGGTTATAATACAAATGAAAAAGCAGATAGTAGCTGGTTAGTTAGCTTTATCTCAGATTCAGAATATTACACCGTTAGTTGTAGATTTTTACGATATATTTTTGAAAGTGATAAACAAATTCGTTTTTATTATGATTCAAGTGATAAAATCTATGATACAAGAACTAATACTATTGAAAAAGATAAGATCAAGCTTTTAAGCATTAATAGAGATAATACAACTTTAAATAGTTTTACATTCGATCAAGATTTAGAAATAGTTGAAGAGTATAAAGGATTAGATGGATATTTAGACACTAAAAAAATTCAAATTAGTTTTGCTGATTCAGATGACGACGGAGTTGTAGATAATCCAGAAATATTTTCCAATATCATAGCAACTAATAGCACTGATCTACAATCATATTACATAGTAGAAGAACTTTACACTATAGAAGATAATCAAGAGGATTATAGATATTTTGACAATTCTTCCCTTACAGTTTTAATCAAAGAGAGTGAATCGCTTATTTCCGATTTAAGTATTTTTAATGATAATCAATATTTTTATTTTATAGATACAGATGTAGTTAAGCGTTTTAATAAAACAACAGCTGAGCTACTTGTAAGTCTTAATTATAAGTGCTATCGAGGAAGGAATAATTTAAAATTTCAATATATCCATAATGCTGATTATGAAACAAGGATAGATCCTGGTATTACTAATATTATCGACATTTTCATTTTAACCAAACAATATGATAAAGAATTTAGAGAATATTTGGACGGAACTAGGTCAATACTGCCGTTACCTCCTAGCTCTGATTCTTTGTACAATTTGCTATCCAGTAATCTTAATTTAATTAAAAGTATAAGTGATGAGGTTATATATCATCCAGCTAGATATAAGATTTTGTTTGGAAGTAATGCCACAATAGACTTACAGGCCACTTTCAAAGTTGTTAAAAATACTGAAATTGTTATTAGTGATAATGATGTTAAAAGCAGAGTAATTGGTGCCATAAATGAATTTTTTACCATTGACAATTGGGACTTTGGAGATAATTTTTATTTTACAGAATTAGCTACGTTTGTAATGAATAGATTAGCCACCAGCATTGTAAACTTTGTCATAGTGCCTAAAAAAAGCAATCTTACATTTGGCAGTCTTTTAGAAATAAAAGCAGAAAAAGACCAAATATTTGTTAACGGAGCAACTATTGATGATATTGAAATTATCTCAGCAGTTACCGCTAGTAGAATAAAGTCTACAGGATCGATAAGCTCGTCCTCAACTTATACTATCCAACAAAGTATTATTAGCTCACCAGGAAATTAAGAATGCCTTTAGATAACGAATCGCCAGTTCCGATAACAGGTCGTGAAAATAGGAAAACAGCAGATTTGCTGCCTAGATTTTATAGAACAGATGCTAATAAAAAGTTTTTAGCATCTACACTAGATCAATTAACACAACCAGGTACTGTTAAAAAGATAAGCGGATTTATTGGAAGGCAAAATGCTAAAAGTGTTAAATCTGATGACATTTTTTTAGCAGCCACAGATAAATTACGACAGGATTATCAATTTGAGCCTTCTTTAGTTTATGAAGATCAGTTTGGAAATGTTAAATTTTTTAAAGATTATATTGATCATATAAATCAAATAACCATACTAAACGGAATAACTGATAATCATGAACGTTTAAACAAACAGGAGTTTTATAGTTGGAATCCTAATATTGATTGGGATAAGTTTGTAAATTTTCAACAATATTATTGGTTACCTTATGGTCCAGATCCGATAACTATCGCAGGACAACAATTAGACATAGACAGCACTTATACAGTTGTTATAGAAGATCAAGGTGATAGTTTTGCCTATTTGTTTACTCCTGATGCTTTAACACGCAATCCTACTTTAATTCTTTACAGGGGACAAACATATAGGTTTGAAATTACTAGTCCTAACAATCCATTTAGTATTAAGACTATTAGAACAGAAGGTCCTCTTGACCAATATACCACTGACACTAATATAGTCAGCAGTAATTCAGTAGAGTCCGGACAAATGATTTTTACAGTGCCGTTAGACGCTCCAGATCAGCTTTACTATCTAAGCGAAAAAGATAATAATGCTGGGGGTATAATTCTAATTAAAGACATTGAAGAAAATACTTTTCTAGATGTAGAAAAAGATATTTTAGGAAAAAGGAATTATGTTCTTCCTAATGGTCTAAGTTTAAGCAATGGAATGAAGTTAGATTTTATTGGTAACACTCAACCAGAAATTTATAAAACTGGATTTTGGTTAGTAGAAGGAGTAGGTGAAGCAATAAAATTAATAAACTTTAATGATTTAGAAATTTTATCTAATTTTACAGAAGAGCAGGCTTTATTGTTTGATAATGATCCATTTGATCAGGTTCCATTTAGCACTATTACAAATTATCCAAAAAGTAAAGATTATATTGTAGTAAACAGAAGTAGTAAAGATCGAAATGCTTGGTCTAGGACTAATCGTTGGTATCATCAAGATGTGATTAAGAAAACAGCAGAATTTAGAGGATCTAATTTAGAATTAGATCAAACAGCTAGAGCAACTCGTCCTATTATTGAATTTAGTGCTAATTTAAAATTATATAATTTTGGACACGTAGCTAAAAAAAATGTAGATCTAATAGACAATATTACTACAGATGTTTTTTCTACTATTGTAGGAAGTTTAGGTTATAATATTGATGGGATCAACTTAGTTGATGGTATGCGTGTGTTATTTACAGCAGATCCTGATAGACTGGTCAATGGTAGAATATTCAAGGTTGAATTTGTATCTGTAACAGTTCCTGGAAGAAACATAGATTTTAGTGCCAATGCCCCAAGTGATTCTACTGGCAGTGTTAACATTACAACTGACACCATAAAGTGTGAAATTGATCACGGATTGATTAATGGAGATAGGGTTATCTATCTTAGCAATAATAATATACAATTACAAGGATTAGTTCATAGACAGATTTATTATGTAAAAGTTATTGATCAAAAGACATTGCAATTATACACAGATAGCTTGCTGCAAAATGTCGTTGACATTTATGCGACCGGAGATGGTGTACATAGTCTTGAAGTATTTTCAGGATTTCGCAGAATAATTAATCTATTAGAAACAGATGATTCAGTACCGTTAGCATATGAAACAGTGTTAATTAATCAAGGTAGATATGAAGAAATAAAAATTAATGAATCGGATACCATAACTGGCAATCAAGGACTAGCATATTGGTATAATGGATCTGCTTGGCAGTTAGGACAGGCTAAAACAGCAATAAATCAAACTCCTTATTTCGATGTGTTTGATAAAGATGGTATAAGTTTTACCGATTCTTCTGTTTATGATGGAACAAATTTCAAAGGAACTAAGGTATTTTCTTACAAGATAGGAACAGGAGTAGCTGATAGTGAACTAGGATTTAGCCTAAGTTATCAAAATATTAATAATGTTGGGGATATTGTTTTTAGTTTTGATTTATTACAAGATAGTTTTTATTATAAAGAGATATCTCAGGTTTATACAAAGCAGTTAGATATAGGGTATCTTAAGAAGATTATAAGTTTGTCTGATTGGACATATGAAAATAGTTGGATTAAAAATAATTTAGAAAATGCACAACCAATAGTAAAGATTTTTAGGAACCACAATATTGATGGAATAACAGCAGGGTTTCCTATAGATGTGTTTGATGAGCATTTAAATCTTTCAGATTTAAAGGTAAAAGTTTATGTAAACAGTGTTAAGTTAAAACCAACATCTTTTACTATAAAACAAGGTGCAGTCAGAAAAGAAGTTTTTTTAACTAAAGCTGTTGATAATTCAGACCTGATAACTTTGAAATTATATTCTAAACAGTCTAAAAACAATAACGGGCACTATGAACTGCCTTTAAATTTTCAAAATAATCCATTAAATCGAAACATTAAAAATTTTACCTTAGGTGAAGTAATTGATCATGTAAACAGTATTGTTGATAATTTAGACTCTTTTCAAGGCAGTTATCCAGGGTATGGTAATATAAGAGATCTTGGCCCAGTCAGTCATTTAGGGACTAGATTTATACAACATAGCGGTCCTCTTAATTTAGCATTATATAGTTTAGGGTCTAAAGAGTTCAATGTTATGGCAGCATTGAATAAGGCTAAAAATGAATACGGAAAATTCAAAACATCTTTTTTAGTTAAAAGTTCTGAGATAGCTGTTCAAACAGAACCTAAGCAACTAACTGATTTAATTTTAAATGAACTTAACAAGGATCGACCAAAAACAGATGCATACTTTCTAAGTGATATGTTTGCTTATACAGCAAATAAGCGTTTTGAGTATCGTGTACTAGATTATAGAACTAAGGCTTATCCATTGAGTACAGCCTTTAATTTAGATCAATTGTCAAATAGATCAGTTTTAATTTATAGAAATAATACCCAACTTTTGCACGGTCGAGATTATATTTTTAATAATGACTATTTTGAAATTCTTACAGATTTAGTCGATGATGATTTAATAGAAGTATATGAATATGAAACTACTGACGGAAGTTTTTGCCCACCAACTCCTACAAAGCTAGGAATTTTTCCTCTATTTGAGCCAAAAAAATATGTAGATGATAGTTATTTAGAACCTATAACTGTTGTGCAAGGGCACGATGGAAGCATAACAGTGGGATTCAATGATTATAGAGATGATGTATTGCTTGAACTTGAAAAACGTATTTTTAATAATATTAAGGTAAAGTATGATTCGAATATATTTGATATATTTGATTATATTCCGGGACAAAGTAGAACTAATTTATACAGCAAGACAGAGCAAGAAGAAATACTTTCAAAATTCTTTTTTGAATGGACTTCAAACATACAAAATGATTTTTCTGAACAAGTGTTTTGGGATAATTCTAATCATTGGACTTACAATTATAGAGGAGCAAGTTTAACAGATGATACTGATAGTCCTGCTTTCTGGAGAGGAATATATAGATATATTTTAGATACTGATCGGCCACATACACATCCTTGGGAATGTTTAGGATTTAGCATAGAGCCTAAGTGGTGGCAAGAAGTTTATGGTCCTTTACCTTATACAAGTGATAATTTCATTTTATGGGATGATATTAAAGATGGAATTATTAGAGAGCCTAATAAAGTTATTAAAGTAAATAGTAAATTTGCAAAAAGTTGTTTGCAGTATGGAAAGCCTGTTGATGCAGAAGGTAAGTTAAAAAGTCCTTTTGTATCAGGTTTTTTAAAGAATATGACTGCAATAGTTGAACAAGGATTTTATGTTTTTGGAGATCAAGGCCCTGTAGAGACAGCCTGGAGACGAAGTAGCTACTATGCTTTTTCATTAATACAAGCAGCAATATTGATGAATCCTTGTAAAGTTATAAATTTATGTTTTGATAGAAGTAGAATAAGCAGAAACTTAGTTGGTCAATTAATTTTTACTGATACTGATCTGCGTGTAAGATTAGATAGTTTTGTTTTTCCATCTACTGTAAATGATACTGAACGGATTTATACAAGTGGATTAGTGAACTATGTTATAGATAGCCTTTCTACGGAATTAAAGATATTTCTTAATAGGTATAAAGAAGAATTAAAATCTTTACAAAACAAAATAGCCAGCAGATTAGGCGGATTTACTAGCAAAGAAAAGTTAAAAATTATCCTTGATAGTAAAAGCCCAAACAGTACTATGGGTATCTTTGTTCCTGAAGAAAATTATAAGATTTTCCTTAATGTGAGCAGTCCTATAAGAAGGTTGGATTATAGCGGTATAATTATAACTAAATTTGCTGACGGGTTTGACATAAGAGGTTATAATAGAGATCAACCTTATTTTAGATATTATGAATGGGATAGACCTGGTAAAGAAATTAATATAGGAGGAATCTCGGAAAGTTTTATTGATTGGGAGTCAGGTAATAGATATTCTTCAGGTCTAATTGTTCGCAATAATAATCTATTTTACAGAGTAAATGTTACCCATACAGCCAGTAATAATTTTGAATCCAGTTATTTTACAAAGTTATCTAAACTTCCTGTTATTGGTGGCAGAGATATTTTTATAAGAAAAGATTTTGATTTAAAGAATGAAAAGATTGTAAGTTACGGAACAAAATATAGAACTATACAGGAGGTAGTTGATTTTATTTTAGGTTATGGATCTTATCTTCAAGATCAAGGCTTTGTTTTTGAAGATTATAACTCTAATTTAAAGTCAATTGAAAATTGGGAAACTAGTGCTAAGGAATTTGCGTTTTGGACTACTCAAAACTGGAAAGAAGGTAGTGCTTTAAGTTTAAGTCCAGCGGCATTAACGCTTACAGTGTCAAGTGAGTACTCTGTTGTTGATAATATAGTTGATACTTTATATGGATATAACATCTTTAGAGTGGATGGAGAGCTGTTATCATCCACTTTAACAAATACTTATAGAGAAGGAAACTTATTCAGCATTAGCCCTGAAAAGACGAATCACGGAATTTATGGAGCTAATTTAAGGTTAGTGCAGAAAGAGCACGTTATTTTATTAGATAATATAACATTGTTTAATGATATTATCTATGATGTACCTGCTGGCTATAAGCACGATAAAGTTAAATTATTGGGATACATTTCAACAAATTGGAACGGAGGGTTTAATATTCCAGGTTTCATATTTGATCAGGCTAAGATTGAAAGTTGGGAACCGTGGACTGATTACAATCTAGGTGACATAGTATTTTATAAAGATTTTTATTACAGTGCTAAACAATTTTTACCTGGAACTGAAATCCTTAATAACGATGATTGGATCATTTTAAGTGATAAACCAGAAAGCAGAATGATTCCAAACTGGGATTATAAAGCAGAACAGTTTACAGATTTTTATGATTTAGACAGCGATAATTTTGATATTAGTCAGCAAAAATTAGCACAACACTTAATAGGATATCAAAAAAGACAATATTTAGAAAATATTATTAATGACGATATTAGTCAATATAAATTTTATCAAGGTATGATATCTGAAAAAGGAACTCAAAATGTTCTTAATAAACTTTTTGATGTACTAAGTGCTGACGATCAAGAGAGCCTAACGTTTAATGAAGAATGGGCAGTCCGGGTAGGAAGTTATGGATCCACTGATACTTATAATGAAGTTGAGTTTAATTTAGATGAAAAAAATATACAAATAAATCCTCAACCTGTGTATTTGACAGAAAATATAAGCTATGAGCCAGACTTTATATATCGTATAAAAAAATCCGATGTTCCTATTAAACCGGTAGGATATACTAACAATATATGGTTAACAGGGTCAGCTAAAGATTTTCTAAGATCTGCTGGGTATGTTAGATATACTGATGTAAGGTCTTACGTTGATAATTTAGACCAAATATTAAATGAAGATATGGCAAATTATACAGAAGGTGATTATGTATGGACTGCATTTCTTGCACCACCTAAGAACTGGTCAGTTTATCGTTTAACTAAACATCAATTTAGAATAGAATTGATTGAATATTCAAATTCTAATTTAGTATTAACAGTTGACATTTTGCCTAATGTTAAGGTTGGTGAAATCATTGGACTTAGTAATATTAATCTAATTAAAGGTTTTTACAAGATTTCAAGTGTAGTTAATAGAAAAATTTATATTAAAAAAACAATTTCTGACTGGGATAAAGATATAGTTGGAGATAGTTCAAATTGTGTTCCTTTTTATTTTAGCGAAGTAAGAGTAGATTCAATTGACAACATTAATCCTTATATTCCAAAAAGAATAAAAAGTAATGAACTGCTGTGGGTCGACGATGATGGGACTGGTAAGCACGTTATATTAGAGCACGAAAAAATTTATAACAATATGTATATCGACCATTTAAACATTATAGAGGATAATGTAATGTTTGGTAGGTCGATTACTGTTAGCAAGTTAGATAATATTGCTGCGATAGGTGACACTAACCAGGTTACAATATTCTTCAAAAACATCGCTGACTCGGCCTGGAAGCAACAATTTACTCTAGTAAGTACAAATAGTAATAGTGCAGATTTTGGGTTCAATTTAGCTATTAGCCCAGATGGTAACTGGTTAGCCATAGCAGAGCAATTAAATGATGCAAGTAGATATGTACATTTATATAGTAGGGATAGTTTATTAGGTATATTTAATTATAAGCAGACAATCAGTGGATCTAGCTTATCTGTTTCTGATCTAGGATCTAAAATTGTCATAGCTAAAGATTCAGATCATTATGTAGCAGCAATCGCATCAGTTAATAACAACAAAGTTTTTGTTTATACAGCAGGGCTTACTAATACTAGTAATTGGATTTTAGAAGAAACTCTTATAGAAGCTGGTAGTTCAAAATTTGGCCATAGTTTATCTATAGCTGATGATGCATCTATATTAGCCGTCAGTGATCCTAATAATGATAAAGTTTATATCTATGAAAAATCTAGTGGTGGGTATAGTAATTTACAAGTTATAAATGATCAATCATCTGGTTACGATAACTTTGGACAATGTGTAGCAGTATCAGGCAATGCAAAATACATTGCTATTGGTGCAAATTTAGATGACTCAACTTTAGCTGATAGCGGTAAAGTTGATATCTATATGTTAGATGAGTATTATGATTTTAAACAAAAACTAAAGAGTCACAATCCTGAATCTTTTGAATATTTTGGTTATAATCTTCAGTTTATGAATGATGATGAAACCTTAGTTGTATTGAGCCAAAATGGTGATGTAGATAATTTTGTTAGTTTTGATAAGGATATAACGACATTTGATAACAATACAACAAGGTTTAACGACAAGCACATTGATTCAGGAAGAGTTGATATTTTTGATCGTTATCATACTAATTTTATATATGGTCAAAGTTTAACAACTAATCAAGATACAGGTTTACAAGATAACTACGGTTATGCTGTCGGAGTGGGGACAAATAGCATATTAGTAGGTGCTCCGAGAGAGTCTAACGGAAATTCTAAGTTTGCCGGTAAAGTGTTTTCTTACTACAAACAGCCAGGAAAATTTAGTTGGTCGATAAAGTATCAAGAAGCAGATAAGGTTGTAATTGATTATTTTAAGAAGATATATTTGTATGATACCTACGAACAAAAGCTATTAACTTATCTTGATGTTGTTGATGTTAGTCAAGGTAGAATTCCAGGTCCAGCAGATCAAGAAATTAAATTTAAAACTTTTTACGATCCTGCAACATATGACATTGGTACCGAGGATGTAATTGTTGATCAAGGCCAGGCCTGGAATAAAAGTTATGTAGGTATGTTATGGTGGGATTTAACAAGAGCAAAGTTTCTTGAAAACAATGTTGGTAATATAATATACAGAGCGTCTAATTGGAACAAGCTATATGAAACTGCTAGCATAGATATATATGAATGGGTAGAAACAAAGTATAAACCTTCAGAGTGGGATAATTTAGCTAATACTGAAAAAGGACAGTCGTTAGGTATCAGCGGAGCTTCTAAATATGGTAATAATTGTTATAGTGTTCGACAGTATTATGATAAAGTAAGCCAGAGTTTTAAAAATATCTACTATTTTTGGGTAAAAAATCCTACAATTATTCCTAATTTACAAGATAGACAACTTAGCGCAAATGATGTATCTAAGTTGATAAGTGATCCTGTTGCACAAGGATATCCTTGTGTAGCCTTTACTTCATCAGATACTTTTGCCTTAGTTAATCTATCAAGGTACATAAAAAGTAATCTGACTAATCTTAACATTGAATATTGGACAGTGGATAAGCAATATAGAAAATCTAATAGTCATAGTCAATGGAAGTTGTTAAGTTTATATGAAAAAACCTTAATTCCTACACAAATTGAACAAAAATGGTTTGATAGTCTTATAGGTAAAGACAGTTTTGGCAGACTAGTTCCTAGTCCTTCACTGCCTGAAAAGAAAAAGTATGGCATATTGTCTAGACCAAGACAAACTATGTTTGTTAATAGAGTAGAAGCATTAAAGCAATTTGTTGAGCGTGCCAATTCTGTTTTAAAAACTAAGATTATTACCGATGATTACGATATATCAGATTTGTTTTTAAAAGACCCTGTACCTAGTACCTTTTCCGGAATGTATGACGAGGTTATTGAAACTGTCGATGAGTTTAGGTTTGTTAGTACATCCTTGGTATCAACTGCTGTTATTACTCCTATTTTAGAAAATGGTAAAATTATAGGAGCAAATATTGTTGATTCGGGTTATGGATACAAGCATAGGTTTTATCTCTCAATTTCTGGTTCCGGTAAAGATGCTAAACTTCGTGCAACTATCAATGAATCGGGCCAGGTAGTTGATGTAGAAGTTATTAATAAAGGCTACGGTTATGCTCTTGACACTAAAATAATAGCAAGGAATTTTAGTGTACTTGTGAAAACAGATTCAACTATTAAAGGTATTTGGTCAATATATGAATTTTTACCTAATACTCAAAGTTATAATAGAACACAAAGTCAAGGATATGATGTTTCCAACTTTTGGACTTATATTGATTGGTATGACACCGAGTATAATCAGTTTACAAAAATAGATCATTTAATAAAAAACACCAATGAATTATACACTTTAACTGCTGAGTTAGGCAGTATTGTTAAGGTAGAATCTATAGGTTCAGGTGGATGGTTATTATTGAAAAAATTTAATGATAGTTTTACAACAGACTATACTAAAAATTATAATGTTATCGGCAGACAAAATGGAACTATACAATTGCTAAGTTCTTTATATGATTATTCTGCTAATGTCATAGGTTTTGATACACAATTGTTTGATAGCCAATATTATGATTATTCTCCTATTAAAGAGCTTGAAGTTATTCTAAGTGTTATCAAAAATAATATTTTTGTAGATGATTTGTATATTGAATATTTAAAACTATTCTTTAGTGGTTTAAGATATGTGATGCATGAGCAACCTTTTGTCGATTGGATAGTTAAAACTAGTTTTATAAAAGCTAAACATAATTTAGGAGAGTTGCAACAAAAGGTAACCTATAAAAATGACAATCTTGAAAACTTTGAAGATTATATTAGAGAAGTTAAACCATATAGGACTAAGATTAGAGAATATGTAAGTAGTTATAATAAATTAGATAACAGTCAAACCGTAATAACAGATTTTGATTTACCGACTTATATAGATAGCAATTTTGTTTCTCAAACAATTAATGTTAATATTAATGATGATTCTAGTTATAGTTCTGCTTTGTCAACCTATCCTTGGCGCCATTGGAAAGATAATGTCGGTTTTAAAATAAAAAGGATAGACATAGTTAGTTCAGGTTCAGGATATATTAGTAATCCTGTTGTAAAAATAATAGGTAGTTGTAAAACACCAGCTAAAGCGAATGCTTATATTTCAGCTGGCAGAGTTAATCGTATACAGATATTAGATCAAGGATCTGGGTATATCACTGCTCCTAAAATTATTTTAGATGGTGGATTATCTATAACTGGTAGTGTAGCTATGGTAACTGCTGTGGTTGAAAGTGAAGTGGTGAGATCTAATAAAGTAACAATGAAATTTGATAGAACTTCTAGGTTGGAAGAATACACAGGATCTACATTAGAATATACAGAAACATTTATAGGTACAGGTAGTCAGTTACAATTTCAGTTAAGGTATGCTCCTAGAGTCCAGCGTGACACTTATTCTGTTTTAGTCAATAATTTAGATCTTTTAAAAGACGATTATTCTATTACAGTGAGATCTACAACTACAAAAGGTTATACAAGTTATTATGGAATTTTAACTTTAGAAACTGCTCCTGCTAGAAATGATACTATAATTATAAACTATCAAATAGGATTCGAGCATCTTAATGCATTAGATAGAATAAAGCATTATTATGACCCTAATTTAGGAATGTTAGGAAAAGATTACGCACAGTTGATGACAGGAATTGACTACGGTGGTGTAAACATTCAGGGTCTAGTTAATTTTGTTGGAGTTAAAGGATTTGATAGTGATTTATTTGGAGAATCTAACTGGGGTGATGAGAATGACAACTTTGAAGATCAAATATTTGTAATTCCTAATGATAGTACATACGGAACATTTGAATTTGATTATGTTCCAGGTGTAGGTGAACAAATAAATGTCTATCTAAAACGGTTAATTGTAGGGTCAGTAAACGAATATACAGAAATACGACTAGATGATCCTAACTTTGGCACTGTAAACCCTGTAACAAATGTTAGTGCTGTTATGCAGACCATTACTGGAAATGGAGTTAATAATAGTTTTGAACTGCCTAATCCTACAAGTAATCCTCCTTTAGAGTTACAGGTTGATGACATAATTATTTTTAGAAAAACAACCAGCGACGGGAGTATAAGTCCTAAGGCAGAAGATTATGACACACAGTTAGAAGGTGGTAATTTAGCTTATACTACCGCTACAGGAGTTAATCCTGAAGATATCAATATTGATGGTGATGGGTTAATTACTCCAACATCTAGTCATGCACCAGAAGAAATAGTTCCAGGACAGATTGTAGATGCATTAGCTATCAAAGTGTTTCAGTTGTCTACAAGTAGTTCTGCTAATATTTTCCTTAAAACTTACATTGCAGATGGTACAAGGACCAATTTTAGGTTAGACCAACTACCACAAAACTTAAGTGCAATATTTGTTAAGGTAGGAAATTTAATTAAAAAACAATCTTTACATTATACATTTGACTGGTATACAAAAGATATTCATTTCTTAGTAGCCCCTGCGTTAAATGAAGTTGTAACTGTAATAGGAATGGGATATACTTCTGCTAATTTACTAGCTCTGGATTATTTTATTTCTGATGGTAGCACTGTTGAATTTATTACCAATGCTCCTTTTTCTGAAAACTTAGGACATATAGTTTTAGTAAATGGGGAAAGTGTTAATTATGAGATTTTTGAAACCGATTCTTCCTATTCTGATATTTACAAGGTTGGAATAAGGTTCGGAGTAGCTCAACCGCAAGATGCAATAATAACTTATATGATTACTAATGATGGTAATTTTTCAGCTAGCATAGTTAGGTCAGAGCAATTAGCAGTAGATGGAAGTACATTACAATTTCCTTTAACTAATCCTATCGGAATGTCTGAACCTTTAGCTAATAATATTTTAGTAATTAAGAACGGAGAGATTTTAAATCCAGGAATTACCCAGTGTTTTGTTTTGTCAAACAATCAATTGACATTTACTATGGTTAAGTATCAACAACCTCCAGGCTCTGTGAATCCTTCCGATGTTAAAGTTTATTTAGATGGTACACAGTTAGGAATTGGTATTGACTATACTATTAATCTTACAGGGTTCTCGATTACCATTAACTCTTTATTATATTCTGAAGGAAGTATTTTATCTGTAACAAACACTGGGGACAGCCAATACATAATCGATAGCACTGGTTCTAGTAATAGTATTATATTTACAAATGCTCCATCGGCAGGATCTATTGTTGATATAGTGTCATTTTATAATCACGATATTTTAGAAATAATTCGAACACAAGAATCTATCAAATCTACTGCGTATTTAGATATTGATACAGCAGAATATTATCGATATAGTAGCCTAAGAGGTGGCAAACTAAAGTTATTTAAACCAGCTAATGTAGATGATTTTGTATGGATTGTTAAAAATAATAAAATGCTAACTCCAGGAATTGATTTTTATTTAGATAGTGATTTACAACAAATAGTTTTAGGCAGTCCTGTTTTAACTACCGATGTACTAGATATTATCCTTTTCGGATCTAAGCAAACTTCAACAGGTTACGGATATATGCAATTTAAAGATATGTTAAATCGTATGCATTATAAGAGGTTGAATAAAGCTAAAACTACAAGATTGGCACAAGATTTAGCTCAATTCGATGTTTCGTTGGAAGTAGTAAATGGTTCTGCTCTTGATGCACCAGATGTGCAATTAAACATTCCTGGAATTATTGAAATTAATGGGGAAAGAATAGAATACTTTTCTAAAATTGGAAATACTCTAAGTAAATTACGCAGAGGAACGCTAGGAACTGGAGCGGTTGTTAAACATAAATCAAATACTTTAGTGATTAATTTAGGAGTAAGTGAGACCATAAATTATCAGGACAGTCAAGAAATCAAGCGTATTGTTACTACAGCGACAACTAGTCAGGTCAGTTTGGATTTCGCTCCTAGTCAAAATAATGTAGAAGTTTTTGTAGGAGGAGCTAGATTAAG